GACCTCTGCCGCCATAACCGCCTCTTGCTGACTCAGCCTTTGCCTTACAACCAGCCTTGTAAATTTTTTCAAGTTCTGATTCAGGTATTGTCTGAAATTTTATTTCATCAGGAACATTTACAAATTTTCTTGATGGCCCCTTGCTTTCCCATTTAAACATATAATATCCGTAAGGTCCTTTTCTTATTTCAAAAGCCCCGCGTCTGATTTGTGTTTCATTCAAACTAGAAAGTTTTTGTTTTATAGAGTCTAATGTATCAGATTCCTCGCAACTTGTTCGTTTCCCATTCCACTCCACATAGGTTCCAAATTTTCCAGACTTTTGCACAATTGGATGTCCTTCATACTCTCCCAAAATACTACCCTCTTTTGTCTTTTTTTCAGATTCTACAAATCCTTCTGCAATTTCTTTTGTAATTCCGGGAAACTCTATTCCTTCTGGCCATCCATAAAAGATTGTCTTTTCTTTTGTTCCATCTGGTGACTCCCTCAAAAGTAATGGACCCTTCTTTGTAAGAGTTGCAACTAACCCGTTCCCAAACTCCTTGCGATTTTCTTTTTGTTGTTGTAATTCTTGTGATTTTACTGATTTTAAACTTGTGTATTTATCCTTATAAGTTGTCCATGTATCACGTAAAACTTGCTTCCACTCTTCAGTTCCCTCTGCAATTTTATCCAATCTAGTCTCCATCTCGGCTGTAAATCCATAATTAAACAGTATATCAAAATGTTTCAAGAGAAAGTTTAATACGGAGCTTCCTAAAGGTGTTGGTGTAAGACGATCTTTTTCAGCACCAAGCTTCTTGGACTCTTTAAGAATTTGTGGAGGCCATGCATTGTGATTTGTAAGTTGTAATTTTTCAATCGGTATAGTTCTTCCTTCAAATGATTTTGTAATAACATACTCTTTATCTATAATCGTAGAAATTAAAGAGGCAAAGGTTGATGGTCGCCCAATACCCTTTTGCTCTAATTCACGAATAAGTGTTGCTTCTGTATATCTTTGGGGAGCCTTTGTTTCATGTGGATCTCCTGATAAAGTTTTCCATGTGAGTTTTGTTCCTTTTTTTATTGTTAATCCATGTGTCCATAAAGAATCTTGAGCATTTTCATCTTCACTGGAATCTCCAGAACTTTGTATTGACCCTATACGTCTCCATCCATCAAAGGTTCTTTTTCTCCATGATCCACGCCACTTGAAATCTTCTGGATCATCACCATCTGCAACAAATACAATAGTTCTTTGTTGCCCTTTACAAGAACTCATAACACTTTGCACAGCTCTTGCCCAAATAAGTTCATAAACTTTTCTATCTCTTTGTGTCCATGTTCCATTTTCTTCTGGTAGCGCCTGTAATTCAAAATGGGTTGGACGAATGGCTTCATGTGCCTCTTGTGCTTTTACATCCTTTTTTGCTGTTTTACTTGATTTTGCTTTTGATGGCGATTGAATGTATTCTTCACCATAAAGTTGTTTGACAGTTTCTTTTGCAGCCTCTATTGCTTCTTCCGACAGAGTTGCCTTGTCAGTTCTCATATATGTTATATGACCTGCTTCATACAAACGCTGAGCTATTTTCATAGTTTCTTTTGGATTACATCTTAATTGACTGGAAGCTTGTTGTTGAAGTGTGCTTGTTACAAGAGGAAGAGGTGGAGATTCTTGCCAGTCTGTTGTTTCAGCTTTGAGAACAATTCCATTTGGCTTATCATGATGAAGTTCAAGATAGGCTTCTGCAGAATCACGATCTTCTAATTCATCTATCAAATGAGCTGGCCAAACCTGTGAAGAAGAACCCGATGACCAAGACCCATGAATTTTCCAAGAACTCTGTGATTTGAATTGACTTATATCATTTTCACGATCTACCACAAGTCTCAAAGCAGGTGTTTGACATCTTCCAGCTGACAAAGCTGGCCCAACAGACTTCCAAAGAAGTGGACTGATTGTAAATCCAACCAACATATCCAAAACAGATCTGGCTTGAGCTGCATTGACTTTATTCATGTCAAGTCTTCTTGGAGATTCTATTGCAGCCTTTACAGCAGAACTTGTAATTTCGTGAAAGACTGCTCGTGGAGTTGTTGCTGGATTTAAACGAAGAAGTAAACAAACACTATAGGCTATCATTTCTCCTTCACGATCATCATCTGAAGCTAAATAAATAGTATCTACACCTTTTGCTGCATCTTTTAATGCATTAATAGCTTTTGATTTCTCCTTCATCCATTCCCATGTTGGTTCAAAATCCTTGTCCAATCCAACAGACTCTAGCTCTTCTTTCAAATGGCGAATATGTCCAACACTTGCAATAACCTTCCATCCTTGTCCCAAAAATCCTTGGATTTTTCCACATTTGGCTGGAGATTCAACAATTACGAGATTTGTCATTTTATTTGATAGGTCTTGATTTATAAATTGCGCATTCAACCATTCAATTTTTAGGAGTATAAAAAACTTCAAAGAGCATGTTATAGGATGGCGACGAATACCAGAAATCAAACAAGTATTGATGGATCTCTTTATGAACTCGCAGCTCGTGGTGTAAAAGACACATATTTTATAAAAGATGATAAGGATGCTGTGCATCCATTTCAATGGACCTATAACAGATGGCCAGCAAGTCTTCCAGAAAATCGTTTGACAAATCCTTTGAACCAACCTCGTTGGGGTCAGCGTTGTGAATTTGAATTTGATTTTCCAGGGGATGTTCTTGTGGAAGCAAGTCTTTCCATTGAACTTCCTAGTTGGCTTCCACCTGAAATGATTGAAAATAATCTTACAACTGAAACCTATACATTGGATCCGTCTGGAAATAAAGTCTATTATGGTTATACAAACGGTATTGGTTACTTTTTATTTGAAAAGATTGAAATTTATCAGGATAAAATTTTACTTCAAGAGGTGAGTGGAGATTCATTATATGTTGCTTCTCTGACAAAGAGTTCATGGAATCAAGGATTTTTAACACAGCAACTTGCTGGAGTTCATGATGGTTCTGATATTTCTTTAATGCATAATGCAACACCTGGAAAGCTAAAAGTGTCTATTCCTATGATTGGATGCACTTGGTCAGGAGACAAGGGACTTCCTCTTTGTGGTCTTCGTAATCAAACATTTCGTCTACGTTTAACACTTAGACCACTTGAAAAACTTATTCAATCATCAGATCCTTTGGATTATGCTCCAAATCCATGGTCCAAAACATTCTATCAAGACTATGATGGAGTTGAAGATATTTCTGGAACTTCAATTCCTCGCACAGAAATGAAACAACCTTCTATTACCTTAAAAACAAAACAATTATATTTACTCAATGAAGCGCGTGAACAACTTGCAAAAGAACATATTGAAATACCTTATATTCGTTACTTTGACAATGTTTTTAGCATAAATCAATTGGATTATGCTCCTCTTGAAAAACCTGGTGGTATTGCAAATATTGTAAAATTTTTAGATGCAAATTATACTGTTGAACGTATTTTAACTTATTTCAGAACAGCTACAGCTATAAGCAAAAATCAACTTAATGATTTTTCAAATGCAAGAGCTGTTGATGGGCGTTTTTACAATAGTATGCAGCTTGTTATTGCTGGAAAAACTCGTGAGGGACCTTGGGAACCCGACCTTTGGGAAAATATTGTAGTGGATGCAAAAGAAGAAAGAAGTTCTTCAAAACCTATTGCAATAATGAATTGGAGTCGTGGATGGCGTATAGATGATCAACCACCTGCTACAAGAGAACCTACAGGTGGAATTAACTTTACAACAGCCGATAGACCTATGCTTACAGTATGGTTAAATGATATTTTTTCAGATCCAACACTTGGTTATAAACAGGCTCAAATGATAAGTTGTTGTGAATCATGGGCTTTATATAGAATTCGTAATGGACGTGGTGGACTAGAATATGCAAACTAAAATAATTAAAAAGAGCCTAATACAAACTTGTACTTTCTCACAGAGTGGGTTACTACAATGAACCTAAATTCATCAAGACCTTTGGGAGATGCTACTACAGTCATTGATGTAGCTGATCGTGATGAAATGGATGATGATATGTTTCCGCTGAATACAGATATTTCCTGGTTTACTCGTGATCAAGGAAGAAGATATTTGAATTTCAGCCCAACTATTCAAGAGTTTGTTTTTAAAGGTTCCGCTGAATTTGGTGGAAAACTGGTTTTTGAAATAGGATCTGTAAAAGCTTGTGATCTTCTTTTTACAGTTGCTTTACAGTTATCTTTAGGACACTGGTTTTCTCCAAATGTTCTGGAATTTATTGAAAAAGGAATTTATACCTATCAAGATCCTGATAAGGCTTGGTTTTATGCAAATGCTCTAGGCGCTGTAATTATACAAAAGGCTGAATTTTTATTGGAAGATCAAGTTCTTGAAACTGTGGATGGAGATTTTACAAATATGTTTAGTCTTCTTTACAGTGATATTAATACACAATTTGGTGTTGGTGTTGATGGTCTAGGACGTGCTTCTATGCCTGCTCTATTATCATGGGATCCTAATAGACCTTTTCCAACAAGTAATGGTATAATAAGCTGTATATTACCTTTTAGTTTTCAGAGAATTCGTCTTCGTAATGGATTTCCTCTTACTTCTGTAAAAGAAGGAACTGTTCGTGTTGCTATAACACTCCGACCATTTTCAGAATGTATCAGAATAGCTTCTGGAATTCGTGCAACATGTAACGAAACTCCTCTTGGTAAAGATTTTACATTTATAGTCAATAATAATCCAGCAAATACAGTTACAGTTACAGCCTCAACAGTAGTTCCACAATTTGCAGATGTTCGTCTTG